CTGTAGTCAAACAGTTAGCAAAAGGAACTGGTTGGTTATATGACGCAATATCTGGAAAACTTGGTCAAATAAAAGCAGCAAAAATCGCAAGGGATGTTGCTGACAAAGACATAAATGCTATCAAAGCCGCAAACTTAGCGGCCTCTGAAGGCGAAACTGCTGGTCAAGCTGCCGCTGATATTGGAAACGACACTTGGGCTGCTTTAGATAGACTTGCAAGAACTTCAGGCACCGGTAGTTGGTGGTCTAGGCGTTTAGATGTGCAAGAAGCTGAAATCAAAAGCGCATTATCTAGGCTTGCTGGAGGAACGACCCCGACAGAATCAAGGGCTGTTCAAGAAGCATCAAAACGTGCTTTAAATGAAATTACTACACCAATGCGAGAAGCAGAATTGGCTAGGGCTGGAATTGCTGGTAGAGAGCTTCCAGGTCTTGTTGCAGAAAAAGCAGCATTTGAAGGAGCTGCCGCTGCAAATGTTGATGAAGTACGAAAACTTGCCGATTTAAGTGAGAGGGCATCTTTTTGGGCTAAAAATTGGGGTCGAGGAGAAATTGGCGGAAAGTCAGCAGAATTAGGACTACCGAGGGTTTCTGGAAAATATGGTTATCCAGAAGGACTTGTAAATTTTGCTGAACAAAAAGCGATTAAATCTGCTGAAGAATCTTTGCGATTTGGTGAAATGCCTAGAGATGTGAAAAAAAGGATTGATGATCTTGCTTCGGCAGGATTAAAGCCAATAATATCTGAAGATTTAATATCTAAATTAAACGCTAAATTGGCTGATCCAGATATAGGATTAAATCGTGATGCTGCTGGCGTTATTAATAGAGTCAATAAAATGATTGCTGGGTGGACTGATAGATTTGGAGGGATTCCACCGGAGACTTTGTATGCAATTCGTAAATACGGAGTATCTGATGCTATCGCTGAATTAAATCCAGGAGCAACAGAAAGCGCACGTAAAAAACTGGCGGCGTCTGTAGCGCAGCAAATCAAACCGTTAATTGATGACGCAATCGTTAATGCCGGAGGAACTAATTGGGGTAATTACTTAAAAACATTTGAAAATGGAATGAAAGCCATTGAGCAAAAGGAGATGGCTGAATATGCGCGAAATCTTTATTCAACTGGAGATAAAAAAGGATTTGTTGACTTAGTAAAAGGCAATAATCCATCTGCCGTTGAAGACATTTTTGGCCCTGGTCGTTTTGATTTTATTAAAGAAATGGGTGGTCAACGCCCAAAAAGTCCTGCCGTAGAATTTTTAAAACTTGCGGAATCCGTAGAAAAGTCATTAAAAGTGGAGTTTATGGCAAAAGCAGGCGGGCAAAAATTGGTAGATATACTTTCAGAAAATCAATCAAAAATGTTAGGTGTTCCAATTCCCCCAATTCTTTATAGGCCGGTTACTATAATTCGTGAAGCGTTAAAAGACTTTGAGGGAAAAGTTAATAGGGCAACATTCAAAGCATTAGAAAGTGCAATGCAATCTGGAAAATCTGCTAATGAATTGCTTTCAATTCTTCCTACATCTGAACGCAATAAAGTATTAAATGTTATGAGTAATAGTCAATTATGGAATCCAGCTATTCAGCGAGGAATTACTCCGGCAATTATTAGTGGTGAGGAAGAATAATCATGAACGAAATCAGCCACCGAGAGATATACGAGCGTCTTGTAACTGTAGAAAAAAAAGTGGACAGGGTTGAAGAAAATACTGCTGGAATAGTTAAGGCTTTTGAAGCCGCCAGTGGCGCATTTATTGTTCTCGAATGGTTTGCTAAGTTTGCAAAACCATTGATTGTTATTGGAACATTTATCGGTGGAATTATTATTGCAATTCAGTCTATTAAGGTTAAATAATGATTACCTTATTTTCTACTCTTGTATCTTTCCTGGCCGGTGGTCTTCCTAAACTCTTAGACTTCTTCCAGGATAAGTCAGACAAAAAGCATGAGTTAGCTCTTGCTCAGATGCAGCGCGAGAAAGAACTCGAGGCAATGAAGTTAGGGTTTCTGTCTCAACAGAAAGTAGAGGAAATTCGCACCGATCAGATAGCCATGCAGACTGCCGTACAGGAACGAGAATCACTCTATAAGCACGACATTGAGATCGGTAAGGGTGCAAGCCAGTGGATTATCAATCTCCGCGCATCAGTCCGTCCTGCGATTACCTACGGTCTTTTTATTCTATTTTGCTTTGTTGAGGTTGCCGGATTCTTCTACGCTTTAAAACACGGGGTGGAGTTTACCGTTGTCCTGGATCAGCTTTGGGATGACGAGACTCAGATTATCTGGTCATCCGTGGTAGCGTTTTGGTTTGGAACCCAGGCGTTTAACAAAAAATGAATTTTAGCCCTACTGCCATTGAGGTTATTAAGCATCACGAAGGCATAAGGTTAAAACCATACCGTTGTCCCGCCCTTTTGTGGACTGTCGGAGTTGGGCATGTAATAGACCCTTTTCATATATCCGTCAAATTCGAGGATAGGAAGGCTTTGGCGGTTCCAGAGGGTTGGGATAGGGTACTGACACCAGATGAAGTGGACAAGCTCCTTAAAGACGATTTACGGCGTTTTGAGCAGGGTGTTTTACGACTGTGCCCTAATTATCTTAATCAGTCTCGCTTTGATGCGCTGGTTTCCTTTAGTTTTAACGTAGGACTAGGAAATCTTCAAAGGTCTAGTGTCAGGATGAAACATAATAGGGGCGATTTTGAGGGTGCCGCAGATTCGTTTATGATGTGGACTAAAGCCGCTGGCAAAGAGTTGCCTGGTTTAGTTAAAAGACGCAAAGACGAGAGAAATTTATACCTAACGGGGTAACATGCTTGTTACTGAACAGTCTATCAAAGCGTCTTACAATCTTTTAAAAAAGACTGCTTTCAAAGACATACGACTTCCTGTTAAAGTAAGGTTTAAAGCTCTCAACATGGATAAGTTTTGGGGGCTTTATTACTGGCCCGACCAAGTTCTTGTAGTAAATAAAAAAGCAAAAACAATCGAAAAAATATTAAAGATAGTCGCACATGAAATGATCCATGCTGCGCTTGAACAAAACGCGGACTGCGATCATCACTTACACGATGCGAACTTTGAGGCTCTTGCTGAGATAGTTTGCAAAGAAATGGGATGGAACGGCGGAATATGAGACCAAAATGCTCTGATAAAGAATTTATAGATGTATGGAACAAATTTAAATCAACATCTGAGGTCGCAAAATATTTAGATATGCGTGAACCCAATGTACGGAGAAGACGTAGGTACATGGAGGAAAAATATAATATTACTTTACCTACGTTTGATAGGTTACATAGAAAAAAGTACGATCAAACAATGCTCGTTACTGACGATCGAGTTGAGGTTCAATTAGAAGTCAAAAACGGTATTATCTTGGTAGCTGGCGATCAACATTATTGGCCTGGAAGCGTCCCTGTAATGCACAGGGCATTTGTTTACCTAGCCAAAAAAATGAAACCGTTTGCAATTATTTGGAACGGTGATGCTTTTGACGGTAGCTCTATTAGTCGGTTTCCGTCTATTGGATGGGAATCTAAACCTTCTGTCGCAGAAGAAATTGAGGCTGTGCAAGATAGGTCTAGTGAGATTCTTAAAGCCTCTCCTAACTCAAAAAGAGTATGGACGGCAGGTAATCACGATTTAAGGATGGAAAGTCGTATCGCTGCCAATCTACCTGAATTGAGAAATCTAAAAGGCGTACACCTTAAAGACCATATTCCTGAATGGACTCCGGCTTGGTTTGTTACTGTAAATCAAGGGCAGCAAAGTCATACTGAAATCAGGCATAGGGAAAACGGTGGAATTCATGCTGGATATAACAATACACTAAAGTCTGGTGTGAATATTGTTACAGGCCACGATCATAGGGCTGATGTTGTAGCCTACGACGATAGAAGGGGTCGTAGGTACGCAGTCCGTCATGGAATGACCGCAGATTCATCTCGTGATCCGCAGTTTGTTAATTATTTAGAAGGCAAAAAGACTAACTGGCAATCAGGATTCGCTGTTTTAACTTATAAGAATGGAATCCTGTTGCAGCCAGAATTGGCTCTCAAGTTTGGTGAGGATTCGTTTGAGTTCCGTGGTGAGGTGATCCAGGTGTAAATTCATATTCTAAATCCAGACACCTAGAAGCCATATCACACAAGGTATTGGCTTCTTCAGGGTCTAGGAATTTAGACAAAACCAAAGTATCTCGGATTATTTCAATTTCTTCGTAAGAGAGTTTCATTTTTCCTCCAGTAGATTAACTATCACTCTCGCTTCGTCGAACATCTCTAAAGCTAGATCAAAAGAATCCTTCCATCTCTCATTGTCTGTTTTGTAGGAAATATGCCTACAAATACCTGATTGAATAATAAGGCCAGCACACTGAGAGCAAGACATAAACGGATAAGTGTAGATTGTTGTACCGTTTAAAGGTCTTTTTGCGGTGATTATTGCGTTAATCTCCGCATGAATTATCATCTTTAACTTTACATCTCTGTTGTTTAGTCTTTGATCTGTATCCTGTATTCGTCTTGGAAGACCGTTAAACCCTACTGATATAACAGTATTGTCACTGTCAACGATTACTGCGCCTACTTTAGTTGACTCGTCTTTGCTCCAGGTCGATACAAGTTTCGCCATCTCCAGGTATCTCAGTTCCCACTTCATAAGTAGTCCAAAATTCCATGAGTAAACATGGTTTACCTTTATAGTTTCGTTGATCCTGCCTTGTGTAGTGTTCTTTTATAATGTCTTTAACCGTTTTTTTTGGTACTATTTTCATAGCTTCGTTGCCTTCCCGTTTTGCCCCTCTATGTGAGGGGCTTCTTTTTGGTAGGCGAGGCCGGAATCGAACCGGCAAGCGTTAGCGGCAGATTTTAAGTCTGCTGTGTTTACCAATTTCACCACCCGCCCATAAATGTTTAAATTTCTTCTTTCATCACTCTTCCATTACAGTAGGAACGTCTATCCATTCCGTCCAAATAGGCATTTCCGGGTCTTTGTAATATCGAAACTGTAATACCATTTCGCCAGCTTCCGTTTTAAAACACGGAGAATCTTGGGATACGGCCTCGTGCGCCCCAATCCATCTCATCTCAACCATCATTTTCTCCTTATCTCATATATGTAGGGTGAGGGGCGGCGGTGGTGAATGTGGTCAGTCATTTTAAATGCCTCGCAGCGGTTCCGAGTTCAGTGAGTGTTTCTTCATACATGGGCGCTCCATTGAAATACGGAAGTAAAATCGCCAACTCATAAGCGGTTATATCTGGCTCTGGATTAAATATTCTGCTGATCGGAACGCGGATTTTCGGTTCATTGATCGGCCTCGTAAAGTCAGTCATGGCTGGACTCCTGCGCGGTGTAGAATTTAACCACCTCCGCAGATTTAAGATTTACGCTTCCTAATCACCGCAGGAAATGATTGATCCAATACCTCCCTGCGATACCTGGCGAACGTAATAGAAACATCCGTAGAGGCAGAATTGGTCGGTTTAAATACATTATCTAAAATGTAGATATTCCGGCTCTTTAGATAACTCAAAGACTTTTGAAGTTTCTCATTCATAAAGTTTGCCTTTATAAGTCTCAGAAAGTTTTTTAAGATACTCAGAAACCGTTTTGTCTTCGATCATAGACGCAGCGGTTTCTAGTTCCTCGCAGAGAAGTTTGAGATATTCTCTCAGTCTATCTGTTCTCATTTCAGGTTTTACCACGGGATGTCATCCTTCATAGTATTAACCGATCCGTTGTCTTTAACTTTAGGCGCACTTTCAGTACGGCCAGCAACTTCTTTTCCAATCTTCATACGCACAAACGGGTTTCCATTCCTGTCGGTTTTTTTGTAAACATCCAGGTAATGCGTTTTACCGTCAGGGAGAACTACCTTACCTCGAAAGTCTGCGTGCCAGTCTTCCTTCTTCTCATTGAGAAAAGCCGATCCTTCGCCTGGTTTCATTTCGTATGCCATATAAACTCCTATCTATGCGTTAATTTGAAAAACATCTCGTCTACTTCATCTAAGAACTGGATCGCAGCTAACTCTACTTCCTTCAATTCCTCCTTTGTCGGAGTGTAAATCTTGTGAAACAACTGCATGTCTTCAGGTAGTCTGTTATCAAACGCAACAAAGTGAATGAAGTCTCGTTTGGTACACAAAGCCTGAACGCACATTTGCTTCTTGTGATTCTCTGGAATCTCATCTTTTAAAATGTATTCCAGCATCGTTTTCTCTGTGGGGCACTTCACCTCAATCAATCCACCATCTGAGGTGTAACCATCTGGAGAACATCCAAAATTATCAATAACAGGATGATTCACAAACCCTACGTCTTGAATAAGAATACCCGTCTTTTGTTCAAAAGTCTCCTTTGCCAAAGGCTCTGTCTCGATTCCATGTTGCATTGCATCATTTACATACTTGGAAACGATGTTATTTGTAAGCCTTTCTAAGAGGATTTCTTTCTTGAGTTCATACCGCTTAGAAGACTCCTCTGGAGCTTTCCCTGCCTTTCCTTTGAGGAAGGACATGGCATCGTTCATCCGAGAAGCTGTGAGCTTTCCTGTGCGTTCTGAGTGCCATTGTCCAGTCCCCTGGAGTTCGTTTCTTTCTCTCATTTGAGTGTTCCTTTGAGTTTGTCTTTAACGTCATTTACCAACAGACGTTCATCAGGTGTCATTTTTGTCCACTCTGCTTGCATAGAGGACAGGTCTTCGCAAGACTCTAGGATGAACGTCAGAGTATCTTTGTCTCGAGTTCCTTCTGCTGCTTTTTTTGGAACTAATACTCTGGTGGTTTTAGAGCTGGCAGCATTACCGTCATCGTCTTCAGGTGCGATACCACAGGCTGCTTGAAGACTGTAACGACGGGCGTAAGTTAAAGCTGATCCGTAACCCTGCGGGTCTTGCTTAGAAGCTGGAACGTGCAAACGACCGCCGGACATGTGCTCACCAGACTCATGTATAAACATTGTCTCTACAATAACCCCGTCTTCACAAGGATGGGTGTATTGCATCAAAAAGATGCCGTTATTGTTCAAAGCGTCGATCACCGCTTCTACACAGGCATCCAGAGCCGCGTATTTAGACCGGAAGTGTGGGTTAGTCGCGGTCTTTAGTGCTGGCCCGAACTCTTTTTGAGCTTTTACGAGAGCTGCTGCGATTGCTTGCATGACGTTTCCTTATATTCGTTAAGAATCTCAACCATCCGTTTTTGAATAAAACCATTTGTCCAGTAGACTGCGTTTGGGTTTTCTTTAACAAACTGAGCTAGTCCGCAGAAACTACCTAGAGCAGTAGCTTGTTTGTCAGTCATTCCTTCCCCCACGGACATTTCAGTGCTAAACAGTGAATTTCGATGTATCGTTTATCGCCCGTTCCGAACGGGTCTTTTTCTACGCGACCAAATTCACACTCTGAACACTTTGGAATCTTGCATCCTCCGCTACCAGGACGGTGCGGGAATTTATAAACATTGCAAGTGCAATTCATGCTGTCTCCTGTTTTTCATCCGGTCTTCAGGTTTCGACCGTGGAGACATTCTGAGCGCAGTTTAACAGTATGTCAACAACTATTTTCGCTTAATAATCAATAGACTATAAAAAAGTTTACTTTTGACTATTTAAAGTGATAGTTTTTTCACCCCCTCGCTAACCCGTGAAAAACCACCCTTGAAGCCACCCTTGAAGGGAGGGTAAAGCCTCTGATATGAAATGAAATGAAATGAAGTGATATGAAATGACGGAAATACGTTGACATTTTCAAATGCGTGTT